GTGTCCTTAGTGGCTAAAAAAACGCCCTGTGACTTTTTACCCTTAGCTAGGTTACAGCGCTTGCAGCTAGCTACTAAGTTGTCCAAACTCATAGGGTCACCGCCGCTAGCAATAGGTATTACGTGATCAACCTGGCTTGCCTCACCGCCACAGTAATAACACACCCAGCCTGAGGCGTTGAGTACCTGCAATCTCCTAGCCTTATAGCGCCTTTGATCTCTAGGGTCTTTGGCTCTCATTAGTAATGGCCTACTCTCTTGTGTCTATCTAAGGCTTTGCATACGTCACCTTTATACAGCTTATGACTATTAATATATTTTAAACCTAAATCAATTTGCTTATAAGGGTTTATCTCTTTCATCTTTAGTAGCTGTGGAATACCAAAGGCTGTTGAATGTTTGTTATCAGCTGTTGGTGACCAATTGCTTTCTAATCTCCATAAGGTGACCAAACATCTATATTGCTTATCATTACCTAATTTCATATGAGCATAGAGTTTATATAGCTCTTTGTTTTGATCATCACCTATTGCTGGCGTAATCCCAATTACGCATAGCGCGGCCAATAGCGCAAAACTACGCCTGCGAGCTATCCGCCTCAGCGGCTCGCCAGCGAGTTGTGAGCGTACCGTACGTGTCAAGCGTAAAGCCAAATTGTGGGTAACTAACGCGTAGTTTTGGCGTGTCATCCACAGGTTTTTAAGGGTTGTGGATAACTTTTTATGCATCCTTACCCCAGCCCGTACCTTTAAAGCTAATGCCTGGGGCGCCGTAAATCTGCCTCATCATAAAGTTACAGCAATACGGAGTTGTGTGTTCAGCCATACGCTCAACTGTCTCATAACGCACGTTACAAGCTACGCACTCATACTCATACGTTGGCATCATCAACCGCCACTATTAGACATACACTCATACAGCCACAGGTGCAGCATTGTAGGGTTTTAACGTTAGGCGGCAGGTTATCGCTAACTATGCGCTCAATCTGATCAGTTACTTTCTTACACTTTCTACACTCAAACCGTATGATATCCATATACAGCCTCTCCAATCATAGCCAGGTGATGCATAGGGTGCAGGTCTGCACGTGGGATTAAATAGCTATCGCCAGTAATAAGCTCTGACCTGTACTTATCCTGTTTAGCTAGTTGTACTGGAAACCAACCCATTACAACATAAACAGGCATACGGCCAATAACCAAAATAGCTATGTCGCTGTCTCTGTCTATGCTGCTAATGATGAGGTTGCCATTACGGCGGTAGGTGTGTTTAACCTCTACGTTTTTGCCTATGTCAGCTTTATCCTTGTATGTCTCATTTGAGGGCTCATAGTCAATTACGCCCAGGTACTCAGCTGCCGCGGTTTCAGCCCCCACAGCATCTATTTGCTTTGTAGCAAACTCAGCAAAGCTGCCCCCGTTGCGCTCTTGATCATAATTTTTTTTGGCACTAACACCGTCATACTGTGTTTTGTACCGCTTAGCTCTTATGATGCCTGTATCTATGGCTACGTTTGCCTGCCTAACATCTAGCACTACTTTGAACATGAGCGGCACTCCTTACAAAACCATATAAGGTTTTCTTTAGAGTGGCTTTTCTGATAGCCAAAAGGATCAAGCTGGCTAATCTTGCTGCACTTGTCACAGGTCTCTACTTTGTACTCAGCCACAACCTCCCCGTTTTTAAGTAGTTTGCCTGTCATAGCCTGTACGTTAATGATCTCTGAATAGTCGCTCATATTTGAGGTTTCCAGGTGCCGTCACTTGTAAGTACGTACCAATAGGGGTCACATTGAGTAGCTTTGCTCTTTTCAACACAGCTGTAATTGCCCCAGGCTTTACCTGTCTTAGCACTTACACCCTCACGCCAAACGCGTGCGCCGTGCTTGCACTCAGGCTTGCCCTCAACCACGCTGGCACCTAACTCATCAGCTACGTTTTTTATGGTTGCAGCTATGGCATTTGTGGCCCAAAGGTCATCAGTAATAGGGGCAACATCACGCGTAGATAGCGCCTCTACCTTTTCCATATCTTGCTTTGTGCTACGAGCTATGCCGCCAGGTGTAAGCAGGCCTATAACTCTGCCGTAACAGCTTGTGATCGCATTTTCTACCCAAAAGTGCAGATTTACGCCGCGGTCTGATCTAACCTCTAACGCATAATCTACAGCGCTGGGCTTTTCATCCTCATAATTACGGTAGGCCTCGCCTCTTACCAATATATAACCTTTTGTTATATCTATGTCCTCAATATAAGCAACCAAACGCATAGTTGGAAACTCAGCACGCGCCCTGATAATCCTGGCGTTTACATCCTCATAGCCCTCTAGAAAATTGCTCATTTGATTAGCTCCGCATCACGTAGAGCTTTGGCAATATTGCGCCCTCTTACGTAGCCCTCACCGTGGCCGTGTTTAAAGCCAATTGAGTAGCCGATTACCATAAACATAAAACCCATACCGCAAGCGGCAAGGCCTATTAATAAGTCCAAACTGTTCATACTTCGCCCTTTGTTAAGGCCGATTAAGCTACTAACGCGAGTAGCCCTCTCAGCGTGTGTAACAAAAGTATGAGGGTAAGGGCTGACAAAACGCAATAAGACACGCCCTATTTGGCTAAGCGATCCTCTAACAGCATTTCGTAGATTTTATCCACGCGCTGCTCAATACGGTCAACACGGCCCCTCAGGTTATGGCCGCCGTTGCCGTCAGGCTTTAACTCAGCCAGGTAAAACTTAACTAAATGGCGTATAAGCCCAGCTGCTAGCCCCAAAATGGTAAAACTACCTAAAGCTATACCAACTAGCAGCTGAGCCTGTTCCATTATTTAGCCCCTACGCCTAATTGCTTTTCTGAGGGCTGCAAGGCCTTTAGTAGTGGCCCGACTAGGCCAGCAATAAAGGCATTAGCCAATACTTTAGGGTCTGTGATGCCTGACATATACAAAGCTGCCACGCTTGCCAAAGCGGCGCGCGCGTAAGATTTAGCAGCTGCAATTGCTTGCTCTTTCATTTATTAGCTCCTGTAATGCCCTTAGTTTATTTGTGTAAGTACGCACACAGTATTAGTACCTGATGCGGTTACTCCGTACAGCGCCTCGTGATCTCCTACGGGCAACTCCATTTTATCGCCATTGTCTAGCTTGTAGCCGTTAGTAGTACTTACGTTAGCAGCGCCAATAAACACAACACCGCCGCCTGAGTTGTGCAGCCATACGGTTTGATCAAAGTTTGTGGCAGCAGCTAGTACTGTAGCTGTTGTACCTACGCTTACTTGTGTGCTAGTTGGCATTTGCTTGATCCAATTTTCTAATAAAGGCCTCTATCTTTTCAGGTTTGATAGCTACCTCAAAATGCATTTCATCTTTTCTATTTTTGTAATCCCCGCCCCAGGTTAAGCCGTACTTTTTAGCTAGTGCCTGGATCATAGGCACCTTGCCTGGCTCAAACGTGCCAACTTTGCCTAAAGGGTGTTGTGTCGCATTAAGGTCTATTGCTGTACCTGAGCTGTGGTTACTTAACTTGTCAGTTGTACCACGTACCATACGGAAACAGTAGCCCCAATCATCTAAACCGCCTTGATCAATAGGCTCAATTAGTTTATGAAACTCAGCGGCAAAACCGACAAGCAACGGTGCAACCTTTTCGGCACAACGTAGCTTGATAGTGCTGCCAGGTACAGGATAAGACTTTATGCCAATCTCTGCCTGATCCTTTGATGCAGGCCAGCCGTTATAACTTGTAAGCAACCCAGTTACCTATGCTTTCATCCCATTTATATAAATTGTCATTGTCAGGTTTATTAATAGGTGCTTTCCAATATGAACCATTTGGTAGCCAAGACGGATAGGGTTTTGGGGTTACAAAAATATCTTGCTCAGGGTCATATGTATAATCAATAGCGGCAAAAACACCTCTGATTTTGTTGTTATAACTTGTTTTTACCCATTGACCGCCTAAATTATCAATAAGCCATTTGTAGCCCTCGTCACCGTTCGGGTCATCATTACTACATACCAACACCCGTAAAACTTTATTATTTTTATCAATCTCTGCCCAATGACTCATACCGCATACCTCACAATTACAATGCCTGAACCGCCCGCGGGTGTGCCTGAGTCACCGCTACCGCCGTTGCCTGTGTTTGTATATCCAGCATCAGGCCACGTTGTACCACCTGTTGCAGCTGCGGCACGTCCACCCGCGCCATTACCTGTTGCACCGCCTGCAAAATATCTTGTACCGCCAACGTTAAGACCTGTACTTGTTGCAGCGCCCCACGAGCTAAAAGCTGAGGTGCCGCCACCGCCTGCACCGCCCACGGTACCAACAGGATTACTACCAGCTGATCCAGCGCCACCACCACCAGCTGCGGCACCTGTACCAATACCATTACCGCCAGCGTTACCGTAAGCGGTGCCACCAGTAGCCGATTGATTTGTAGCTCCACCTGATCCATTGATAGAAGCACCTGAACCTGAGCCACCTGCTAAACCAGGGTTGCGTTGATCGTTTGCGCCGCCACCGCCGCCTGATGCAACCGTTAAAGCACCCAAACTAGAGTTATTACCGTTGCTACCATAAGTAAAAGCGGGCGATCCTGAACCGCCTGCACCGCCTGCACCCACGGTTACAGTTTGATTACCTGATAAAACTGTAGAGGCTGCATAAAAAATACCGCCGCCACCGCCACCTGAACCAAAGGAAATACCGCCGCCGCCACCGCCTGCAACGATCATTACGTCACAAGTTAAAGTATTGCCGCTAATTCCTAAAGTACCGCTAGAGGTAAATACGCGATAGTTATAACCGCCTGAGGTGTACAAAGTGCCGCCTGTAACCGTTGGCGGCTCAGGTTTGGTAAGCAAGCCTGTAATTGTATTTAACATTAAGAAACCGCACCCACGACATACCAGGTATCTGTTCCTGTTTTAATACAAGCTGCGGTGCGATATTGAGCTACTGTCGGTGAGGCTGCCGTAGCGCCCGCGCTCAAAACCGTTGTTGTACCTGAGGTAACAGCTGAAATAGTGCAAGTGCCTGCACCTTTATTTAATACTGTTATTACTGTACCAATCGGAAAAGCAACGCTTGCATTTGTAGGTATTTTAAAAGCAATTGCCGTTGCTTTATTCATTAAAATTAAAGCTTGGTATTGATCGTTTAGTACAGCTGTGTAATCGCTTGTTTGATCTGAACCAATCGTAAAACTTGTTAGGCCATTAAACATACCTGAGGTGAGTACGTCACCCGTTACCGCTGGAAATCCTGTTGCCATTTTTACTCCTTAGTAAGATAAAACATTTACGCCCAATACTCCGTATAGAGCTGAGTCTATTATAAAACCGTCAATAATAGGCTCTAGGGTCGTTAGTGTTGTTTTCCAGGTATTAGGTGTAATGCTTTGAGATACTCCAAACACCTGCAAAGTCTTAGTGAGCGTGGATGAGCCAGGCTGATTAGTGGTAATGGTTATAGGGTCAAAATAGTCTAATGATAAAGCCGCAATAATTCCACTATTGTAATTATCGGTGTATAAATCTAATTTGACGGCATCACAACGTATTGAGGTTTCTGCCCTAGAGGCAACATAGGCCCGTGCATAATCAAGCGCCACCGCATCAGTTTGCATTAAAAGGTTTTGTTGGTTATAGCTATGGATAAAATATTTATCTATGCTAGGCTGATTTATAGCTGTTTGAGCTGTGCCGCCAGTACGAGTTATTGAGGCTGAGTTGTATACAAGCGTGTCATCTAAACGCCAAACGGCATCAAAATAACCTATAGCCGTACCATTATCATTAAAAACAACAGGGGTTTTGGCTATGCTGCCCGTTGTAACATTTCGATCTTGAAACACAAAAGAGCCAGCTGCGTTGACATAAAGCGCACCGTACTCACTTGTCTCTACTGTTTGCATAGCGGCAAGGCTTGTACGTGCTGTGCCTGGGTCAGCTTGCATAGTAGTCAAACCAGCATCAATATCACGCATTGAGGCTGGCCAGCTGATTTGATCTAAAATCTTGTTTATGCGAGCCCCTGATAATTGACCAGTTGTAGCACCTGTTACCGTGCTAATTTGTGCATTTTGAGCAAGCCTAAAAGCATCCACAGCTGTAATAGTCGTGTACACAACATCATTTGCGTTTTTAGGCGTAGTGGTTGTGTAGGTTGTAATAAACCCTGAAAAGATAGGGTAGGTATTTCCGCCGTACGTAGCTGTAATTTGCACTTTACGCATAGGGGTCAACAGCGTGTAATAAGGGCTGGCTGGGTTTTGCGGGTTAAAATCTCCGTTTTGATCAACTATACGCATAGTAAGGGTGCCTGTTTGAAATTGATCAGCCTGAGGATTGCGGCCACGCATAGTTTGTATGCTGTCAATAACGTTTGAAACATCAACAATAACAGCGGTGTTATCTGCCAAAATATTAGTACCCAAAATACCACTATCAATAACCATAGCCTGAGCAAAGCTAGGCCCAGTACTAAAGTTGATAACAGCATTAATTACTGGGATTGTCATACCGCAATAGCTCCCGCAAAGTTAAGGTTGTTGCCATAACGGTTATTTTGTATAACAGCATCTTGAACAACCTCAATTAAGCCGCTTGTACGATCATTAATGGTTACAACAACCTCAGTAGAGCCAGCACCGTAGCCACGGCCTGTGTTCATATTAGGGCTATAACCACCAAAATCGCCTAATTTCTTTTGGTACTCAATAAGTGATAAATAGTCAGCATAGTTTTGCTGCTCTTGTAGCAGGGCAAAAGCATTAGCACGCTCTGTAGCCGCATCAGCGTACTCAATAATTGCCTCTATAGAGCCGCCCTTAGTGCTAATAGGTGCTATGTAATCGCCTACTGAGATACCTGAGCCTAGTGAGCTGCTAGTGGGTAGCTTTGCCGTAGCCTGTGTGTTGGCCTGAGCTAATAACCGTAGCATCTCCTTAATTTTATCCAGGGTCATATTTAGGTTATTTTGATCAATAAGCTCTTTAGGCTTTAGGGCATCTAAAATATTTTTAATATCTGTGAGCTTGTAACTTTGATTTTGTAGCGTGCCTAATATCTGTAAATCTTTGTTTAACTTTTCAGCCAAACGTGTAGCAGCTGCAACATCTTTATTTGCGATTGCATCCTCTAGCGCCAATATGTCTTGTTTTACCGTCAGGCGCGCTAGGTCATTAGCCAGCTGTAAGCGCTGTTGATCTGTAGCATTTACGCCTAGCTTGTCAATCTCCTGTTGTTTAGCCAGTAGAGCAGCCTGGATTTGAATAGCATCAAGGTTAAAAACGTCCTGGCCTTTACCCAAAGCAAGGGCAGCTTTATCCAGGGCAGCTTGATCGCGTTTTGCTTTAGCTGTAGCAGCTGCACTTTTAGCCTGATCTTTAGCCAATTTAGCAAGCTCTTTATTGCGCTTAATAGCATCCAACTCAGCCTTTTTAGCAGCTGCCAAAGCTGCACGGCCTGTATCTTGATTTGCCAAAGTCATAGGCTGGCTGAAAGGTTGTGGCCCTTTTACCTCTTTAATTAGCTCCTCTAGGCGCTGTGGGCTAAATCGGCCCAGTACGTTACCCACAAGGCCAAACGCACCCTTAACAATGCCTGCACCTGGGATACTGGCAATTTGCTCTTTGAGATAAACAATACTGTCAATAAAGTTAGCTAGTGATGATGCTGCGCTTTCGATCTGCCCGCCTACTTTGCTTATTCCGTCACTACCGCCTAGTGAGCTGATAGCGCCCAAAAGGCTTGTGCCAATAGTCTCACTAGCATTAGAGGCCGATACTTTGAGTAAATCCATTTGGCCCGTATAAGAGCTAAGCGCAATAGCACCTGAGCCGCTAAACCTTTGGTTGAGGGTATCTACTATCTCATCAAAAGACATAGCCTTAATTTCAGCCTGTGTTAAACCTAGCTTTAATTGCTTTAGGCCTTTTGTGTTACCTACATATGCCTGTGAGAGTAAATCTATAGTAGAGGCATAGTCTAAGCCTGACCCGCTTGATACATCAAAGGCAAGGCCCATTAGCTTTTGAGTTTGTGCTACTGATCCCGTTACAGCTGCAAGGTTAGAAAAGGCAGGGCGTAGGGTGTCATCTAAAATACCTGTTTGGCTCTGTAACTTATTAATAAAGTTTTCTACGTCAATTGAGGCATAAGCCAAACCAACATTTTTTAAGCTGTTAGCTAATAATTTTTGTGCCTTAATATCATCACTAGCTGCCTTAACTGAGGCTTTGCCGTAAGCCAAAACAGCCCCAGCGCTCAGGGTTACCCCTAACGTGCGGCCTAGATTTTTAACACTACCTGTAAGTTTCTTAGTGGCTTTGTCTGCATCAGCAAAAGACTTTTTGCCTAAAAACTGGCTGGCTATATTGATTACTAGATCAGTTGCCATTATGCGGCTCTTTTCGTTTGCTCATAAAACATAGCTGATGACTTTTCAATAGCTCTAATTACAGCTGCGTTAGCCCTGCCGTTATCCTCAGCCCAGGCGCGATAGATCAAACGACCTGTTTGCTTTGTCGTAGGGCGGCCAACCATACCTTTAGGGCGAGCGTTGACTAGCTGGCCTGTTGAGTTGAGGTTATCAATAAACTGTTTGCCCGCATCAGGGTTAAGTGAGTTGTTATAGCCCTTGCGGTCACCGCTTGGCGGTAGGTAATAGTTAAGCTGAAAATCTGCGGTTGGATAATCCTCAGCTCCGCTTGTGCGATAGACACGGCCCACGCGCTTATAGACAGGCTGGCCCTGAGGGTTTTTACGGCCAGCTGTTTCATAGATAGCACCGCCAGCTGACTTATTAAGAATACGCGCCAAAGCTACAAAGCCATTTTTGTTAGGCTTTGAAGGTGCTGTGCTATAGGTAATGCCTGCCTTAGCTTGTACTGAGTTAAACTTTGGAAAAGGCCTATATGTCAGGTTTTCTATGCCCGATATATTTTTAGTCCAGCCTGACAATACCTGGCCGTCACTAGGTACAAAGCCACGCGCTACCTGGGTAACTGTCTTTAAAGCTGCACCCATTTCAGTTTGAGTTTCTTTAGCTAGATCAGGTGCAAAACGTTTAAGAGCTACGCGTAGCTGTACGGCCCCCTCTAGCTCTACTGGCATTTTGTAGCTCCTTAGCTCTATCGTGTAAAACTCTGATCATATTACGTAGCATTACGTCATCAAGGTCTAGTAAATACTGGGGCGCGATACCCGTTTCAACGGCTAGCTGCGCTATGAGGTAACCAAAGTTACCGCGCCCCACTATTCCAAAGGGGCATCATCTAATACCTCAACGCGTATTAAGGTATCTAAAAATGCGGCCCCAAAAGGCTCTACTGTCTCGCCGCTTGTGCGTATGCACTCCCAGGCAAGCCAGTAAATATCGCTTTGCTTTTCATCATCTCTAAAGGCTTTGTGGAAACCTTTTTTAGCATATAACTCAAAGGCATACTCAATACGCGGCGTTATCTGATGCTCTGTAATATCGCCGTTAGCCCTTGTAATTTTAAGTCTTGCCATTGTGTTAGCCCCTTTTCTAGTTTGTTATGCGGTTGTAATTACAATAGGTGAGTTACACGTAAAAGTAATGCTCTGTGTTGACTCATCAGCAACGGTGCCGTTAATGTCGGTTGTGTTGTTGACCAAAACCGTGGTGCTGTATAGCGGGTTGGTTGTTGAAACCGCCGCGCTTGTCTGCTTTAGAGTTAGTGGCACGGTTGTACCCCAGGCAGCTTGTAGTGTTGCGCGAACAGCGCCCGCACCTGAGGCTGCATCATCATTTAGAAAATCCAAAGTGATAGTGCTGGCCTCTAAGCCCTTAACAAACTTATGAGCGCTATCGCCCATAGCTGTAACCTCTAGCTCATCAAAGCTACGGTTGATTGTTGCGCTTGTAACGTGATCAGATAGGACTACGCTATTTAGAGTAGCCGTTACGCCGTTTGATAAGAAAATCGCCATTTGGGCTATTCCTCTACTTTCTGTGTTGTTGTTTCTTTTGGTTGGGTTTCTTTAATCTCCTTTGGCAAACCTTGCCCAATTTTGATTAAAAACGCTTTTTCTTCATCTGATAATGCCATTTAATTACTCCCAGCTCGTTAGTACGGATATTTGTAGATCAGCTGTCAAAAGGTCACCGCTAGCAACACTCAGTACGGCAGGTGCGGATACGGCGGTAACGTTAAAAACAATAGAGCTTGATGCTAGTTTTTTAAACACAGCTACTATTGTGTCCTCTATGCCAATAAGGTTTGAGGCGTTGTCAAACATAGGCACGGTCATAATAATTTTAAAATTAGCCATAGGCGAGATACTGGCGTATGAGTTATTGCCTGGCGCGATATACGGATCAGCTGGGGCAACGCATACGCTGTTGGCCAATACCGTGCTGGGCGGGTAGGCAAAAACGCTCCACACACCTGCATTAGTAAGAGCCGTAGCAATTGTTGTACGTAAAGTTGTTATAGGCGCTGTCATCATCCCACCATAGCCGCGGGCGATAAGTACGGCGCTAATAATCCACGGATAGAGGCCATAAGTGTATTTGACATTTTAAACGGGCTAGGGCTGTAGCCGTCAACGCTTGTGCCGCCGTTTTGTGTGCTAAAACGTGCTGTCCAGATATTTTCAGCAAGCATTAGTGCAGCTGCATTAATTGCAGGTGTGTTTGCATACGTTGCTGTTTTTGTATCGTCACCTGTCATAGTGCCGTATGGCAATACGCGCCTAAAGTTTTGGTTGGCAGCTGTCTTTGCATACTGGATAAAGCTGTAGCCCTGTGGAAATTGCCAATAGTTAAGCTGCATATTAAACGCTGGCAAAATATTAGCTGTGCCTGTGCTAAAAGGTACTGTGCCTGTAATTGTGTAGGTACCGTTAAAAGTTGATCCAGCACCCGCAATTGTCACGCTTTCGCCAGTTGTAAAAATACCTGGGTTAGCGATCATTACAGTAGCTACGTTATCAACCAAAGCTGTGCCAACAACAGGTGCGCTGTCAAACCACAAAAAGCCATTAATTAAATCTTGTGCTGCCTGGCAGGTGTCCTCAATCCAGGTGTAAGAGTCGTACAGGGTGCCAACACCCAAAGAGGCTTTAAGTGTTGCAGCCGTTACGTAGGTTGCTGGCATTTGTGTACTCCTTACTTTAAAAGGTTTGGTAGGGCTCAAAGGGCTAAGAGCCCTACCAAACTATTAGTGGGTTTTCTTAGTTGAGGTTAAATTTAACGATACCCTTAGGCATTTTGGCAATTGTTGCCATATAGCCATAAATCGCTACCTGTACCTGCAAATTACTTACTACGTTAACTGACATATAAGCCTGTGGGCTCTGATAAACAGTAAATGCCTCAGGTGCCAATACGACAGCTGAGTCATCAATAGTAGTAGTAGCTGTAAAGTTCTTATCTACGTATAGATCAAGACCTAATACATTACCGCGAATTGATCCAGGCTGCACAAGACCGCCTGCGTTCATTGGCTGGCTAGCTGAATAAATTGGACGGCCAGTATTATCCGTTGCGCCCATTAATAGCTGCCATTGTGATCCATTAGCAATATAGTTACTAGCAAAATAACCTGTTGCCTCATAAACCTTACGAGCTGAGTCTGAGGCAAACTCAATAATACCTGCTGAGTCTGCATCACATCCTGAGCTGTACTGGCCAGCTGCAATAAGAGCAGCCAATACAGTTGTGTCAATAGTCTTTAGGTAAGCATTTTGTAGTTGATTAGTTAGCTCTGCATAAAAATTAGGATCAGAACGCTCTAATAGTTCTACGCTGATTGTATTCATACCTGAATACTTAGATACGGTGCCTGTTAGATAAGCTGTTTCCATACCTGTATTTTGTACAGCTCCAGCCTCAGCCTCTACGGTTACAACAGGTGCTACACCTGTACCGCCGCCAGCTGATGTAACCAAAGAAGGTACGTTAATTGTCATACCACTTGCAGGCAAGACCCCACGGCTGCACGCATCAATAGCAGGTGTACCAAAACGTGTATTTGTTGGAAACTCTGACAAATATTGAGTTGGATTAAATGCTGGGTTAGTTGAAAATGAGTCATCAGCTGCGGTTACGTAAAGCTTTGACTCATCATTACCCAAAGCTGCTTTGATTTTATGCTCTGTGTATGATCCCATATTTACAATAGGTGTGCGTACTCTTTGTGAATTAAGCGCGCTAGGTAGGATGATTTTACGAGCTGCCTCTACTGTAGGTGCAGCCTGCTCTGTGGCATCTGTTGCCTCAGGTGCGGATTGATCGGGGGCTGTAGTCACAGCGGCCTCGCTTTCGGTTTCGGTTTCGGTTTCGGTTGTTGTTGTGTTTATTACGGTGTTAGTTGTCGTAATTTTTGTACTAGTTGATGCTGCCTCTACTGGCATTTCGCCCGCTTGCGCGGCAATTTTTTGCACCGCAGCGCTGGCAAAAGCGGCGCTCTCAACGAGTGACACCTCGCGTAAGGTGGCAGCGGTGACCAGGAGATAATCTTTTTCAGGCTTTGATGCTGTGACCTCAACACCAACGGATAAGCCGTCCATTAATTGCTCCTGGGCTAGCAAAATGGC